TCACCCTTTCAGTAAATCATCTATTGAGGTATTCAGAACTGCTGCCAGTCTGATCAGTATCTCTGCATCCGGCACTCTGTCTTTAGTTTCCCAACCGGCAACCGGCGAGCGTTCCACATGCAGCTGATTAGCCAACTCTTTTTGAGATAATCCTTGTTTAGCTCTTAATGTCTTAAGGTTTTTTGAAAATTCTTTCATATGTATCACATCCTTATAATAAGGATACAATATTTTCCAGCAGAATAGTGTTGGAAAATTCTTCCAGTTTTTCAAATTATCTAAACTGAATAGCCTCGATTCTAAGTTCCTGTCCTACAGTTCCAAGCGTTGCTACTCCGTCTGCTTTTGTCCAGTCTGTCCATCCGGAACTCTGGATATGAACACGGTATTCAAAGTCACCTTCAAAGCATAAGCATTCGATACGTTTCTTTTCGCCTACGGTTCCGATAATCGTATCTTTGGTAATCATGCCGTAATCCACCCAGCCTTTGCTCTGAATGTGGGCCTTTGCCTTAATGGTCTTTCCATATGGGTTGATCCGGATTGCCTCCAGACGTAATGCATGGCCGGTGATACCGATCACATTCTCTGCGGCTTTTGGTGGCAGCCAGCCTTTGCTCTGTACGTGCGGTTCGACGGAGAACATGGATTTTTTGATCTGCAGTGCCTCCATCTGCAGTCCTTTTCCGGTCGTACCAGCCCACTCTCCGTTGTTGGCCCATTCTGACCAGCCAATACTCTTCTGGTGGACTCTGTACAGGTAGAAAGATTCCTTTCCTGTGATCCGGATTGCTTCCAGTCTTCTGTTCTGTCCGGTGGTTCCGATCAGAGTGTCCTTGGTGATGTTCTTGTATTCTTTGTTTCCGATCCCTTTCATATGGACAACAACATTTGTTTCTCCGACCGGCTTAATATGAAGCGCTTCAATTCTACGATTCTGACCGGTAGAACCAACCATTAAGCCATCGGACTGCCAGTTACCCCATCCAATGCCTCTCATGTGAGCCTGGTATGAAATTGTACCGAACTTATCGGTCTTGTTCTGGAATGCTCCACCAGCCTTGATCTCTCCGTCGATTGGTTCTGCTTTCTTCTTAACTGATGCTACTGGTGCTGCAGACGAGATTCCGAATGCTTTGAGGATCCCTCTTGCGAGATCGTCAATCTGGCTGTTGAACTTGTTGAGATCCCCCTGGTTTGTAATGAATCCATTTTCCAGCAACCGGTAGCTGTAACCTTTTGCAGCTGCGAGATTGACATTTGCAAGATGCGCTCTGCCTACAATCTTATTTGCTCTTCCAGGGAAGAAGGAAACAATGAAGTTAGCAAGCGCCGTGTCATACTGATCCGGATTATATCCTTCTTTAATAATTACATGACCACCTTTGGCTGTCGATACATTGCTGTCCATATGAAGTTCCAGGATCTGCCAATCCTTTGAGATTTTGAGTGAGCTGATACCTTTATCAACATACCAGTTCCGGTTTGTATCTCCAAGAGTAACATTACTTCCTCCATACGCTGCGATTCGTCTTGCAAGTGCACGGACTCTCTCTGCCTCGGTGTAACCGTATCCAACAGCTCCACTGTCACCGGCTCCGTGTCCGGCTATTAAAAATAAATGTGCCATAATTGCTCCTTTCTGTGCGACGTCGCACACACTATATAATATGTTAGAGGACGATTATTCGCCCTCTGTATCCTCTTCCGTGTCTTTGTCCCTTAACTGTATTAATACATCTCTTAGCTTGTCCGGAATCGGTACAAACACCGCCGCGTTTTCCAATAAGCTTAGTGCCTCGTTACAAATATAGAACATGATCACAACTTCTCTTAATGGGATTGTATTCCCGATTAATTCTTGGATGGAAAAAGACACGGCAATTACAATAAACATTACAATCTTTTTCAGCAATCCCTTGAACCCAGTTTCCGATGACAGCTTTTTTGTATAAATACCTTTGATTACTCCCGTTATGTAATCTACCACTGCCAGGAACACGATTGTCTTTAAAAGCACGTCCCATCCGCCAAGCCAGTATGACAGGACACCTCCGATCAGCCCGAACATTACGCTGATCCAATTAAAAATTTTATCCATTTTCTTCATATACCTCACTCTTTCTTAATTTTTTTCATAAAAATAAGACCTTTCGGTCTTGCTCTGATTTCCATGTATTCACCTCCTTGCATAGAAAAAGAGAGGTGTTAACCTCTCTCATTATGATTCTTCTTATTATTGCCATCATATAATTCATATAATTTTTTCAAATCTTCACATTGCTTATTTTTCTTATATGTCCTTCCAGTCGCTTCGATTTTAATTCTATTCCATTCAAATTTCAGATACACTCGAACATGTCTCAAGAGTTTTTCTTCCCATATACTCCTATTTATCAAATATTTTTCCAATTCTTGGCGAAACTCTTTTTCGTAACATTCTTTTTCATAATATCGTAAATACGAAGCACGCAGTCCTTGGTAATAAAAGACTAGCTTTTCTACGCACCTATCAATATTCCTATCAATTTCATCTGAAAAATTTAAATGCATATGTATTAAAAATCTCAATTTTTCTATTTCACTTATATGCTTTCTATATGTATCTGAATCTTTCATCCCCTTGTCTACATTATCAATCGTTGTTGTACTAATCAAATCTGATATATATTCTCTGAATTTGTATAACCACTCAACTCTATTTTGGGTAACAGCATTGACATAATGTACTGCTTTGTTGTTTCTAACAGAAAAATAAAGCGAAATACTGCTGATTAAAAAAGTAAGTAATATTCCGATTGAAGTTAAAGCATCTTTATTTTCGCTAAAGAACTGTAACATTTTATTCATTATTACTACACTCTCCTTCCACTGTCATTATACAGCAGAAGGAGAAGTTTTCCAAGAAAGATTCATTTTCAACCGATTATCTTGCGTATAATCTTGTGATACCTCCGTTGTTGTAGATTTTAATCTTGTTGCTACTCAAATATGAGATCCCACCATTGTATGCACCAGAATAATATGCTTGATGTGAACCGGACCCGTGATCTACAACAGAACGACTTGTTAATACCTGTGCCGGTACGATCGTGCTTGCAAGTTCTCGGTAATAATTTCCATTTGTACTGCTTGCAAGTCCGCACGTGATCATGAACTCTGAATACTGCGATACATCGACTGTAATTGTGGAGTTTCCTGCTGAGGTCTGGTTCTTTAGTAATGTCCACTCTCTGTTCGCCTTGTTATCCACCTTTGTAAATAAAGCAGTCATACTCTCGCCGTTCACATACGTATCCTTATCATTAACTACTACGGACGGTACTGATGCCGAGCCGCCCTCATGAGATGCTTTCGTTGAAATTCTAGTAGACGCATTTCTAAGATACATTTCCTCACTATCCACACCTATTTCCAGATTACATATAAATACTTTTGCGCAATCGACACCCTCTCCTAATCGAATCTCGTCACCTTTGAAGGATGCAAGTTCTTCAGTCCCCTTCCTAACTTGTACACTGGTTCCATCTATAAACACATTAAATCCAGCAGCATTACCGATCGTAGCTGTTGGAGCATATACCGGTTCGGATGCCACTCTCCAGTTTATACCGTCATATGTGAAGGTTACGGTTGCTCCGTCGGTCCAATATACATCCCGGACACCTTGGATATACATTGCTTTTGCACCAGTACCGGCAATGTTAAGTGTTGGGCTTGATGCAGTGTTTGCATAAGTAAATTTAACAGCTACTGTTGCTCCGGCTTTTAACGAAAGTGAACCAGCCGCCAAACTTGCAACTTTCGCTACGGTTCCAGCTGCAGTATCGCATGTCGCATAGAGCATTTGTCCATCTTTACCAGCTGTTCCTGTCTGCCCTTGTGGCCCCTGTGGTCCTTGTGGTCCTGTATTACCTTTTACACCTTGTGGTCCTTGTGGTCCGGTCGCACCAGTATCACCTTTCACTCCCTGAGGTCCCTGAGGACCTGTAGCTCCTGTGGCTCCCTTATCTCCTTTTTCGCCTTTCGCTCCTGTTTCACCTTTGATCTTACTCCATGTATAAGCTCCCACCGTAGTAGGATCCGCCCGATTAAAGTCCGTACACTGTCCAATGTAATCCCCGACTGTTTCTCCAGAATTTGATGTGAATGTCTTACCGCCATCATTGGAGTATTTAATGTGCAAGTATGATGTTTTCCCATCTGCACCATTGGTTCCTGGGATTCCCTGCGTACCCTGTTCTCCCTGTAAGCCTTTGAATCTGTACCAGGTATATTTGCTTGGATCTGTCGAATCCAGCTCTGTATAGTCCACATAGGTTCCAATATAAGTATTCGGGACTTCTGACATCTGAGATGAGGTTGGATTCTCTACTGGGGAATATTTTATATGGAAATAACTGGTCTTCCCGTTTGTTCCATCTTTACCCGCCGGTCCTTGAGGACCTGTTGCTCCGGTGGCACCTGTCTCTCCTGTTGGACCAGGGATACCCTGTTCACCCTGGAGACCTTGCAATCCCTGTAAGCCTTGGGGGCCTTGTTCACCTTGTGGTCCCCGAGGACCTCTCTCGCCCTGAAGACCTTGTTCGCCCTGAGGACCCTGTTCGCCAGTATCCCCTTTCTCCCCCTGTGGGCCTTGTGCTCCTGTCTCTCCTTTTTCTCCCTGCGGGCCCTGCGCTCCCGCTTCTCCATCAGTTCCATCGTTGACATTACTGATCGTAACTTCGCAGGTTCCCCGCAACGCATCTCCCTGATCTCTTACCTCCAGTACGTACGTTGCTGTGCCAGATACATCCGATGCTTTTACAGTAACCGATTTTTCTTCCGAAATCTTTGTTCCTTCTTTTAACCAGGTTATTTTCAGATTGTCTGTGATGTCTTTGCCCCCGTCTATAACCTTTGCCGTCAGTGCTGTTGTTCCTTCTCCATTTTTGAACATGGTTCCGTCGCTCGAAACAACTGAACACTGATATGGCTTTAATGCATCCATTAATTTTTCAATCTGTTTGGTCGTTGTTTCACTTACTTCGCTCTTTAATTCAGAAAAATTGTCAAATGTCGTTTTATTATTTTTCTTATTCGTGAGACTTATAACCTGTTCTGTAACTCGTGCTTTCAAATATAGCGTCGGGTGGAATGCAGTATCTTCTATCGTTACTGTATCTCCGATTTGTGCGTCTACATAGCCTTCTACCGTATATTCTGCCTTCGGTACACACAAAGTTTTTAGTTTTGCCAGAGCCTTTGAGTACAGAGTGTTTTTGTCTTTCGTATCATAGCTCCATATCTTAACAGCATACCGATCTGTCGTGTAATCTGTTAGCATCGAAGGAAATCTATCCTTTGCCTGCACCGCCAGAATATTCGTGCCACTTGTCTGGTATTCAAGATTTCCATCCTTGTCATACTCTTTTTTACTCAATCCACTGATGGTTATGTTGTCTGTTCCATATGGACGAATCGCCGTGCATAGTTCTGTGATATCCATCTTTCTTTCGACGCCGTTAAGTCCTTTTCCATAACGGATTATCTCTCCTGACCGGTCCTGACCGATTCCCTGTGTTGTGTCCGAATGTTCCTTGTACACATTCATTGTGATCTGTTTCAACGAATAGTCATTATTCAGTTTCGGAACAAATTCTACTTCAGCATCGAAATTTGTTGCTAAAGAATATAATCGGCTCAGCATGTTATCACTTGACTCCCACGTGAGCCTTCTGGAATATGTTGATATTTCGTTGATACCTATCTTCACCGCTCCAGGCCCATCAAACACTTTCATATATTCTACGAAAGTCATAGCTTTCGATGCTGTGTATGCATCTTTTTCTTCTTCAAGCAGTTCAAACAGTAATGCGTAAGATTCTACTGTCACGGTATTTTCATCTTCGTCCGCACTCATGATGTTGAAATAATAATCTCTATCTTTATATTTGAATGCCAGGTGATTCCCGACCGTCAGATATTGTGCATCTTCATGCTTTGCCGCCACGCTGAATTCAAAGGTGCATGCAGCGCCTTTAAGATATGTATGCAGTTCATCATTATAAAAATGCAGTGCTTTAGGCACCCTGTTATCCATGAACGCTACTGCATGATTCCCTATATCAAGTACTGCAATCCTTACATTTTCCATCTATATAAACGCCTCCCTTATATATGCCTTCACCGTTGGTTCCGGCGTGCTAAATTCCGAACAATGTATCTGCACTGTTGTCTCTCCCGGTGGAGCCAGAAAATATGTACTTCCCAATACCTCGTCGTCCATGCTGATCACATTATCCACATACACCTTGGATGATTCTCCATCTACCCTTATTGTGCATCCGGGTTGGTATCTATTCGGGATGTCGTATCTGTAAGGAACTTTGTCCTTCCGGAAAGATAACTCTGTCAATAGCATTCTTCCCTTGTTTGCCTCCGTGGAAAAAAAGCTCTCTGTTGCTCCTTTCATGTTTCCCATGAATATCGTAACTGTTTTCGCTTTTTTTGCAGCAAGCGTATCATTCCGGAATTGATATTTTTTTCCACATATGTTGAACTCGAATAATCCTGCGTTTTTAGTAATAGAAATCAAGTTGCCGGACTTTGTTGTCAGGTTGGCATAGTTGGGTGTGAATTCAATTTTATTTTTGTCCTGTCCGCCTACACGGCACTTATAGTGTGCTGTATTGGAAGTCTTGGATGTTTTGTTAAAATAGATCAGCGCCAGGACTTCTCCCTGCTCATCACCGATTACAAACTGTAGGATTCCGGTCTGTCTTACTCTTTTGACTGTTTCATAGTCTACTCTACACTGCGCTTTGAAGTTTGCCGCACCAACTTCTCCGTTTTCATCTGCAGGAAGTGTGATTGTTTTGCACGCCCCTCTGTAGTAATTTCCACTTCCGAGCGATGACAACGTTATCCAGGATCTTCCATTGTAATTCAGACTCTTAAATGTTCCGGTTTTACCGAATGTCTTTTCTGAGGTCACTCCTTCGCCTGTTGTCATCTGATCGAAGTCTGCATACTTTGTTAGGTTGATTAGCTGTACGGATTTGTTCGCTTCTCCGTCATCTTCCTCATCGATACGTCCAAGTTCGATGGCGCCATATTGTGATACGATTCCGATGTATCCATTCTCATGGTTGTGTGTGATTTCATAGTCGATCGGCACTGCTTCCGAGCCCTCATTTATAATGGTCATTTCCAGGATACCATCTTCGTTTTTTGCTGCAGTAAATTCTTTTTGTGTCGTTGACCATGCTATTCCTTCCGGTATCAACCAGTTTATGGTTCCTTCTCCCAGACACCCTGTTTCCTCAAATTCAAGATCTCCTGTTGGTATTGCCCAGCAATATCTATCTGGCGTATTGCCAAATACCAGTTTTTTCGGTTCATCCACATTCAATATTTTCTGCAAAGCATCATATTTTTCTTTTATATTGTCAAGTATGGTAAATGGCATCGGTATTGTCTTCGCCTTATATGTTGTGTAGGAAAAATCGTCACCTTTTGTCACATCTCCCCTGCTTATCACATTGGGTTCCCAACTCGGGCCTACAAAAGGCGTAAAGCCCTGGAGAATATCTATGTATTCTCCAAGCTCTTTCCCGTCAAATTTCACTGATAAATTCATTCCTTTACGCCTCCGATCATATTCCTTAGTTTCTTCTGTTTGTCCAGTCCTTCTTGGATCGGATCAATGATTTCTTTCGCAATCGTCTTCTCGTTCAGCTTTATTTCAGCAATTATTGGTCTTGACTGAATTATTTTTGCCAACCTCTTGAGATCATTTTCTGACAGCTGATCTGTCGTCTCTTCTTTTTTATGTCTTGCGTATTCTTCTGCAGTCGCCGAGGCTGTAAGTTTTCCTGCTATATAATCCTGCTGATCCATCGCTGTCGCATACACTTTTGGCATTATTTCTGCCAGGTCAAGCCCTTTTAATTTATCTGCTATCGCCTCAGTGTCTATCGCAGATACTGTTTTCTCAGCTACTGCTTCTGCAGATTGCACAGCACTTTTTGCCTCATCATCAATTCCAAGTCCAAAACCTTCGCTGAACCAGCGTCCCAGTTTTCTTGTTAATTTTGATGGAGAGTGTTCATCCAGCGCATGCTTCGCCGCTTTATATGCCGCTTTCGCCATTTCGGCAGCTTTTGATGCTGCACCCTTGATCCACGATCCGATTCCTCCTACAAAACCTTTGCCGAAATTATATCCAGGATCATGACCGCTCACACTGCCAGCTCCAGATTTCGCATTGTTTCCAAGAGATTTTCCTCCCGAATTCGCCTGCCTCGTTTTACTACTTACACCAGAACTATACTGTGTTCCGAATTTTCCTCCTGTGCCGTTCGGATTTACACTTCCGGCTCCTTTGTTGGCCGCGTCTGCATTGCCTTTTCCCGCGGATCTTGCTTTTCCAACCAATCCGCCGATTCCAGATGCGAACTTGGTACCAAATCCTTGTCCTGTCGTTATCGGGCTTACACTTCCGGCTCCTTTGTTGGCCGCGTCTGCATTAGCTTTTCCTGCAGATGCCGAATCTTTGGTTTTGGATGATACTCCTATCCCAAAATACGACATCACTTTGTTTCCAAGGTTTTCCAATTGTTTCCCAACATCACCTGATGTAAACACATTCAGGAATGCTGATACAAATTCTCCTGCTTTGGTTAATACGTTCTCTTTTCCGGCTTCAACACCGTTTGCCGCACCATCCATCGCAAGCTTGAAGATTTCTTCTGTCTTCTTAGATGGAGAATGTTCATCTAGGGCTGATCTAAGAGATTCCAGAAACTCATCTACACCTTCTTTTGCCGGATCTTTCAGCTCATCAAAGCCTTCCAGCCCCTCCAATGCGCCGTATACCGCATTAGCGAATTTCTTCTTTGTCTTCTTATCTAAGCCATCGAATTGATCTAATATGCCATCTACGGCACCTTTCGCTTCTGATGACAGCTGACCTTTCATGTCTCCGGCTATCAATGCAGCTATTGCGGCCGGTGGAACTTTTTTCAGTTCATCTGCAGATTTTGGTGCAGCCTTGGCAAATTCTTCCAGAGCTGCTTTTGTGGCTTCAGATGCCTGTTTCTGCATCTCTTCTGTGAATCCCGGTGTTTTATTCTTCACTTCCTGCCGGATCAGATCTTCCGTCTTAGATACTTCAACTACCTGCTTCTGGAGCTCCTCGCTTGTAGCATTATTTGCAGTTTTTACTCCTGCAGTAATTTTATTAACTGCCGCTTCGATTGCATCTGCATTTCCACTCGCTGCCGCTTCCGCCAGCTGAGTATACTGCTCAATGTCACTCGCATATTGCGCCAGTGTATCAGAGCTCTCCTTATATGCGTCTTTATTAGCTTTCAGTGCCTTATTGGCATTATCTACATCTTCTTTTTGTTTCTGTATCTTTGCATCCAACGTTGCTACAAGAGCCTTATTTCCTTGCACAACGGCATCGCTTTTTTCTTTCTGCAGTTCTTCCAGTTTGGCGCTTTCTTTTTTTACAGTATTCTCTGCCTTTTTCTTAGCTGTATATGCTTCACTAGCCTCTTGAGCCGCCTGCATCTGGTTGTTTACAGCTTCTTTATATTTCGCTTCCTGAGAAGTAAGAACAGCCTCTATCTTCTTCTGCTGAATCGTCTTCTGGATCTCTTCCTGCAGTTTTTGATAGTTTTGAATCTGTCCATTAGTAAGATTGACCTCTATTCCAAGCGCCGACGATAACTGAGACGTGATGAATGCCGCTCTGTCTGCTTCTCCATCTTTAACTTTTCCATTGGAATCAACTATCGTACTCAATTCATTGCTCAGTGACTGTAGACTATTTAACTCGATCAAATCTGCTGCCGCTTGTTTGTCCTGGGTGGCCACCAGATCTTCGTAAGACTGTTTTCTGTCCTGGGCAACTTTCAGATTTGTCTCTGCCTCTTTTGCAGAATCTTTTAATGCTCTGGAATGTGCTTTTTCTGCTTCCGTCTGCTCAGACAATTTATTTCTCATTGCAGTGCTCACTGCAATCATTGCAGTTGTTGCCACAACAGCTAAACCAATCGGATTCGCCTCTATTGCTTTTGTCAATCCTTCTTGTGCTGCTTTCAAAATATTTGTAGAAGCTGCCGCTAAACTTACTTTTCTCTGGAATAATCCAAGTACCGACTGTCCTGCTGTCAGCGTAACATTATATTGCCTTCCGGTATATTTTGCCGCTTCCATCTGTTCTGCATAACGACCGATAGCAGTCTGTGCAGTTTTCCACCATGAGGAGCTATTTTTCACAGCTTTCCCCAGTGTTGTAGTGGAATCCCCTAACTGTTTGGTGATTTTTAATTCTTTGTACGCAGCCACCAATCCTGTGACAATCGGTATTGCAGTTTTTGTATTTTTCGCAAGGAATTTCATTCCTTCCGCTACTTCCGGAAGTACATTCTTTGCAAGTTCCCCTCCGGTATTGACGATATCTCGAATCGGCTCAACAATGCCTTCTGCTGCCGGTCCGAACTTATCCACCTCGTCACAGGTGTCATTGAATATTTTTCCTGCTTCTTCAACTACTCCATTCAGTCCACCAGTCGTAAATGCCTCTGATAACCGGTTTATATCTTCCGTACTAGCGTCTACTGCACTCTTAAGTGGCTTTTCCATCTTTTCGTATACGTTGATGCCAAAGCCTTCTAACGCAGATCCTGCGATTGTGATACTTCCTTTCAGGTTGTCATTCATGGTGTTGGCCATCTTTTCAGATGCACCATCTGCGTTTTTGATTGAAGATGCCAGCTTTTTGAAATCTGTATCCGAAGCATTCACGATCGACAACAGTCCAGACATTGCCTCTTGTCCGCCAAGTGCGGCTGCAGCTGCAGCTTTTTCATCTTTTGGAAGTCCTCGAAGGGAATCTCTCATATTTTCCATTACTTCCATCAGTGACTTCATGGATCCATCCGAGTTTTTCATGGAAATATCATACTTTTCCATTGCCGCAGCTGCTTCTTTTGGCGGCTTGGCCAGTCTTGTCAAGATACTTCTAAGGGCTGTACCAGCCTGTGTGCTCTTGATACCGGAGTTGGCCATTAGTCCGATTGCCTGAGACAAATCTTCGATGTTATAGCCCAGTGCTCCCGCTACTGGTGCTACATACTTAAATGTCTCACCCATCATCCCAACATTTGTGTTGGAATTAGATGATGCCGCTGCCAGAACATCCGCAAAGTGTCCGGAATCAGATGCCTGTAATCCCATCGCCGTAAGGGCGTCTGTTACGATATCTGAGGTTGTAGCAAGATCTTCTCCTGATGCCGCTGCAAGGTTCATGATGCCTTCGATGCCGTTCAGCATATCTTCGGTCTTCCAACCGGCCATTGCCATATCGGCATGTTATCGTAAGGCTTTTTATCCTTACTTCTACACCATTACAGTGCAAGCCCAGCGTACCTTTTTACCGCCTCCTTCTGCAGGACGCCCTACCCGATAGCGAGGCCTCTTGGGCAGATTATATTCTGTATCATCGCAGATACAGGTTCACCACCTACGCGTTGCCGTTGACTACAACGTTACTTGTAACCTTAACTGTCTGGTTACGGTTACAAACCGCCTCCCAGCTTCATTCCTCACTTATATTCCGCAACTACTTGATAGGTTCATTACGGACGTCATCAGCTGTAACTATGTATTTATCGCGTTACAGCCGCTTCTCTAACTAAATGCTTCAGCCGATTGTGCGGCGCTAAATTTGGTTTTGGCGCCCATTTCTTTCGCCTTGTCTGTCAATTTCTGAAGGTCGTCTCCTGTTGCTCCGGATATTGCAGAAACCTTACTCATGGCAGCTTCAAAGTCCGTTCCGACCTTGATGGAATACCCTGCCATAGCAGTCATTGCAGTGGATCCGGTTACAATTGCCGTCTTAACTCCAGCCATTGCAGTTTTGGCATAGGATGAAAATCTTGACATGGCTTTCTCTGTCTTTTGGGAGTCCAGCTCCGTGCTGATCTTAATCGATCCGTCCGCTGCCATGTCATTTCACCGTCCTTTCTTGATTTCTCTTTTTTACATACTCCTTCCATTGTTGGTTGCGTTCTTCCAGTGTGAGTTTCTTTCCACCGTCCAGCTTGTACGCTTTCTTCATTTCGTTTATAAAAGCTCTTCTGTCTTTCGACATTCCGGATGTGCTCACTGTGCGGTAATACATGATCTTCGCCATCTTCGTCTCTTCTCCAAGAGACTCGAACAGCGCCAAAAACTTCCACCAATGCAATTTCTCTTGAGACAGCAGATCTATCCCATACTGTTCTTTAAAGGCCGCATATATATAAGGTGCGTCCTGTGAAAAAGAAAACGCCGGTCCTCTGTTGGACCGACGTTTGTATCGTTCTTTCTTCTCTTCTTTCTTTTCCGCTTTCCCTCCGCGGTAGAACCACAGTATCTTCTCTACTGCTTCTTCCAGATTGTTTGGGTATTTCGGATAATATAAAGTTAATAACTTTTCAAGTTTTACGATATCTGGTATTTCGCTTTCCATGATCTCGTCAAACTTCATCCCTATCCTGAAATCCCAGTTAATCCGGTACTTTCCGTCATCGATTACAACCTCTTTTGGAAGTCCGTCTGTGATGATGTTTGGTTTCACTTTTCTCCCGCTTTCATTTTTGCGATTTCTTTGTTCATGTATGGAACAACCTGATTCTTGTACATTGTGGTTAATTCAAAGTATGCCTGAAGACAGGTAAGGAGATCTGTCTCCTCGCCTAATACCTTCTTGGCACTGCCTTTTCCGAAGATATTGTCAATCATCTCAATTACTGCTTCGCACTGATTAACAATTACCTCTTCGTCTGTTTTTCCTTCTGTATCATTCGCTTTCTCTGTAACCTTATCGATTTCCGTCTGATACTTCTTCACTACTTTCGGATTCAGGAGATCCGCACTCAATTTCTGGTTCAGTATTGTTACTGCTATTTTCTTCAACGTCCTGTTCCTCCTCTATCGGTTCGCCGTTTTCCTCAGCTTGCGTTCAAGCAGCCACATATGTATATTCTGCAGGTGTTGCTCCCATTTTCTTAAATTCGATGTCAATAGAAGAAGATTCTCCTGCATTTCCTGATCCGTCGCTGTTGACAATAATGGAACACTGTCCTTTTTCTCCTTTTCCTGTCAGGACATTAAAATACAGATAGTTTGTTACTACACTGTTTCCTGTTCCATATTTTGTTTTGTGGGATAAACAATAATCCTGTGCTTCATCGCCGACGTATCTGTCACCGGTTACAGAGAAAGCTCTCTGCGTACCTGTCTTCATGGTGTTCTGACCGGCACGGATATATGTCTTGTCCTGCGTGATTGGATTTAACTGCGCGTCCAGACCAGCAATTCCCATTTCTACTACTACGTAATCGCCTTCTTTTGTTGCAGTCGAACCATCCGGCGCAGTGTCGATTGCAAATACGTAATCATCATTGGTTACCCAGCCTTCATAGCTTTCACTTGGTGTATAGTCTTTCATTAATTCACTTAATTTCATCTTCGTCTCTCCTTCTCAAAATATAAAACCCTGCATGGTATCTGGTATTGAGCTACTTTGTTCTCCCAGTCTACCGTTGCAAGGTTTGGCATGTTCTGTAAGTTTTCAATTTTCTTTACCTGACATCCTTCGAAATCCGGATAGTTTTTTATGGCGTTCTGCTCATCAATCCATTCCATGAACTTCTGGCCGAGGTTCATGGCCTGCATGTTGATATCATCCGTTTCTTCCGAGTAATACCATGTCAGAAGTATGGTAAAGCCATATTCTTTATCTGCAGCACGGACATACTTTTTTACAATCTTTCCGGCATAATTTGTCAGGAAGGATACCGATGTAGCTTTTCCATCAGCAAAATTAAATGTCAGTATGGAATCACACAGTTCTTTTATTTTGTCCTGTACATACGAAACCATAACCTCATGTTTTGTCATAACTTATGTCCTTTCACATATGCCTGTATTGCTCTAGTATAGTCATCTATTCTCGTAGCTTTCATTTTCTTTTCCCATTCAGCAGTGGCAAGGGGGTGTCTGGCGGTGCTGTATTTCAAATGTCTGCCGGTTACTACCTTGCTTTCACCATGTCTGGCATACGGACTTCCGGTTATTCTAGATACCATCACCAGTCCTTCGTGTTGGAAGTTGGCGTACGGGCTTGCATAATGCACAATCCCGACATTCCCTTCTACGTAAGTCCTGGCATTGGCCGCCAGTACCAGATTCTTTGCCGGCACAAACGGTTCCATCAGGCGCTTGGCTTCGGTCGCCATGAAGAGGAGCGTCTTCTTTCCTCCAGTTGCTTCTTGTACAATGCTCGGGATTGGTTTATTCCAGTGGAATTCTACGTTCGACATTTAACCACCTACTCTGTAATGTTTTCCTCTCAGGTGCGATGTATTATCTGAGAAAACGGTAATCTGAAATGCCTCCGGTTTCTGTCTTGCCAGTAGCTCTGAGGCTGTATTTGGCATTTTCCCGGTTATTTCTTCCATGCATACATCTTTTACCACTATATCTCCCGGATTCAGGGTGAAGCTGTTACCAGCACCTTTGATTTTAGCAAATTCTCGGTAGGGAAGATAGCTCGATGATTCTGGTATCCTGGCGACGTATGTTCCTGCCATTTTTGCCGTCTTTCCATCATCGATCTTTGTCTGGGACAGCTTGTAGAAGCAGTTTTCAAGGACCGTCCGCTTCCAGATATCCTTTCCGTCTTCCGCATCCGCTCCTTTGATCCGGTTGTATACCGTGATTGTCTGGTTATAGTTCGGATTCATTAATCCACCCCCAGATACATCAAGCCTGTGTTTCCTAAGTGTTTCTCTATAATCTCCCTGATCTTCTTACGTTTTCCTTCTTCCGTATAGACAGAACGAGACAGGTCATATGTACCTGTCTCTCCATCGTTTCCATAGGATGCAAGCGGTCCTGGTGCGTCCGATCCACCGTACCGTTCTGCTTTGAAGATCAGTTCTGCGACGTCGCACACGCACTCTTTTACTTCTTTCGGTGTTTCCATTCTTTTTACACGATCGAATGTTACTCGGTCAATTTCCTTTTCCGCCTGTTTTTCATAATATCGGAAGGTTGATTCCGGTATATCCGGCTGCCTTCCAAGAAGATAAGACTCTACGTAATATTCATAATCTGCATACTCCATAACGTTTCTCCTATGAAAAATCTACCAGAAGGCTCTCATCCAGTTCCTTGATTCCGTAGATAATATCAAATGAAATTGTATCTTTCTTGGTTTTCATATCATAGCCAAAGACTACTCTTACAGCCAGCCCGTTTGCTGAAGCAATATGAGCTTTTGATGCTCCCATTGGGAGTTCCAGCTGTCTTGTTACCAGCGCGAGTCCGTTTCTGTGGAATCCTAACGCATGTGCCTTGCTGATTACTTTTGCTGCGACTTCTGTTACATCTGTCGGAAGGTTCTGATCCACCTTAATTGTTCCTGCCCCTCCAACCAACGTGACATCTTCCTGTACTGTATAGACATACCCGTTCACAATCAGCTGATCTCCTTCGGCAATCTTTCCTGTTGCCGGTTCTCCCGCTGATACTGTGAGCTCAGTTGTATCTTTAGTGCCGGTTACCTTGTACCCCGTCACTGTTCCCGGTTTTTCGGCTGCGGAATGAGGGCAGTTCTCTGATGAAAACGTGTCACAAGTATACACCCTTCCTACTTCTGCGTCTCTAAGCGCCTGTGAGTCCCCTGCATAGCACTGTTTCGCAAAATTATCCAATGTGTTGTATTTATATTTGATTTCCGCCGGAAGAATCAATCTTCTGTTCTGAATTGGTGCTTTCGACATATCCAGAGCCTTTCCAACTCCCGCAATGTCTGTCAGTGCTGGTTTTGCAGATACCGTTGCTGTCTTCGCAGCCTTTTCAATACCTACTGCCAACAGGTCCTGATCTACAGCCTGTGCAATAGCCGAAATAGCCGGTGTTACTACCTGCTCAGAGAAATCTTTGATGTCCAGTGTTAACTCTTTTGACGACACATTAACCGTTACATCTCTGAAACGATCCATCTTCACCGTGGTTGATCCTTCTGTGATATCCTGTCCATGTGTTTCTCCTACAAAGTTTTTTGCCACGAATTTCGCAGGCTTTCTGATTGTGATCGTATCACCCACTCTGACAAATTCTTTCGAATAATCTCTATGGACAAGCCCTGCCATTGTCAGCTGGCTTTCCAGCACCATCAGGGCCTCCTGTGCAATGATTTTAGGTGTTAAAATTGTATTTGGCATATTTCTTTATCTCCTTCCTATTTTCCCTGTCTGTAATCTTTGTATTCTTCATACGTCATGTCTTCTAAATTCTTTGAAATTCCCGGAACTTTTCCGCCAGTCGGCGCGATTGGATTATTGATTGGTTCGTTTGAACCAAACATATACTCATTGTCCTTTTTGCACGCCTCAATCGCAGCGGTAATATCTTCCGTCTGGTTTTTGCTATCTTTCAGTGTCTCTACATCTAAGAGTGCTCTGATTGCTTTCGCATTCTTACCGCCTGCTGCCGAGATGGCATTGTCGATAAGTGTGCCAAACTTCATTTCTGCAATTTTGTTCTCGTAATCCGTTTTCTGAGTTTCCATGTCATCTGTGAGCTGTTTTACTTTTCCCTGAAGTTCTTCTACATCTACACCTTCGAATCCTTTCAGTGTGTCTGTGGCTGTCTGCAGCTGCTCTTCCAGGGTAGTCTTTGCTGTTTCCATTGCGTCATAATCTTTTTTGCTTACATATTCTCCGGCATTCAGATCTGCGAGCTTAATCTGCTTGTCTTTGTTTTCCGGATTGTCATTGTACGCTTTGATGATTGATGCAAACTCTTCATACTTGTCACCAAAGATTGCTTTTAAAAACTCCATAATTATTTCCTTTCTTTTTGCATAAAAATAAGACGCATAACCCTGCGTCTCAAAGGGAGATATCTGGATCACCGCCTTCCTAGGCAACAATACTCTTGATTCCATAAGCTAATGCGCTGTCATGCTCAATCGCACAACCTCTTGCATCTTCCCACCCCTGCGCAAAATACGCCACATCTGCTCCTGACAGAAGTTCCAGGGATTTTCCAAGGAACCACAGTGGTTTTGCATCTGCGGGTGCTTCCTGGAAGAAGGAATCAATCACTTCTACCGGTTCACCGATCATTTCTTGCGCAAGCTCAATTGCTTTCTTGCGTTCTGCCAGAATTTCTTCATCTGACTTACCTCTCATAGGCTGACTAATAAATAATTTTTTCACCTTTCTCACCTCCTCGCCTTAAAAATGAGTATAAAAATACCACTAATCTCTGATATGCTCACTGATCAGTGGTATTATTTCATCTCTTCAAATTTTACTCCCGGTTTGCATTCCTCTTCATATGGAGCTTCCAGTACTTCATCTGGTACTCCATTCGGAAACGCCTTGCACTTTATTTCCGTTTCAGATTCCATGCAATGCCTACATAATACACATTTGGGAAGTGTGAATCTATTTCCTCCTCCAAGGAAGGATGTACTTTTCAATAAGTTTTCTTGACTCATCTGGTATCTTTTCTCCATTTCTATATCTTACAAATGCCTCCGCCAAGCTCTCTCTTCCATCGTGCTCTTTGTCGGCGTATTTAGATATTCCCTTGACAAAACTCTTATATATTTCATCTGTCAGTTTGTCGTAATCTTTCTTGGTCACGCAGTTTTGGAATGGAATAATATGTGCCATTTCATGCGCAATGTAATCTTCATAGCTTTTTCCTGCCATGTATCCGGTAGAATACAGCATTTTTATTCTCGACTCGAATTTATTATAATCTATATTATAGTTAAACACAAGTCCGTGCTTCAGCATGCCGTCCTTATCCAGATATGCGCCGCTTACAAACAAATCTCCTCTGCCAAGCTTTCCACCTTCTATTGAATCTAAGTAAATCGTGTACTCTTTATCCAGTTTCTTGATTGCTTGATTTATTTTCTTTTCTACACTCTTATCCAATCCAGCTTTTTCTGCCACTTCTTTCGGAATTGATATCTTCATCGAGCTAAGTATTTTCTTTCCGACTTTTGTTGATATTCTTCCCAGTCCATCCATGTATATTCTGTCTCTTTGTTCCGGCAGCTTCATGACCTTTGAGAACTTCACATACTCATCCATAGTCTTTTTGTATCTTGCTTTGGCTCCCATGATCTCCAGTTCGCTTACTCCGCCTTCCTTCATGAGTTTTATGTCTTGGCGATATACTCTCATTGTCAATTCTAACTTCCTCTGTCTCTGCAGTGCCTCATATGTTGTATACTCCTTTCCATCGTAGCTCGTCTTTTCATTTTCCTCATCTATCATCTCCTGCAGTTCTTCGTCCGTGTAGTTCCGAACTGAAACTCCCGGGATGAACACGTCGTACCAGTGATAGCAGTTTGCTCCACATAAACCGGTAATAGTGCCTAATCCACATACACTCTCCAGATCCTTGTACGAATAGACCTTTCCCTGCCATGCCTGATGTTCCGGTCTGGCGCCGATGTGATATGTAACTTCATAGGTATCTGTATCAAGCTCTGCTGCCACCTGTTCATTCATGCGACCGACTATCTGCCGGAACCCTGTCATGAGTGCCGTTCTGCACGCCGAATCCACCCGGTATGTCCTTCCGGAAGCATATTCTACTGTACGTAGACCGCTTCTTGTCATGTCCTTGATGATTCGTTTCAGGATCGTGTCATAGCTGAATGCTCCAGTTGCTACTCCGAGGACCGCTTCATCCAGTGATCTTTGATAGAACTTCGCCGTATCCATGAATTGACGCTTTCCATTTACGTTCTTGGTAAATCCCATGGATCCCGTGATGTTTTGGAATGTGTTCTTCGACTGTTCGATCGCGGATTTTACTACCGGTTGGATCTCCGGATGCTTTCCGAACGGGGTTTGTTTCTTTCCAATAGCATCAAATGCATCTTCATACTCTTTATAAAGGTTCTCGCTTGTCTGGTTGTAGATCCGGTCAATCTCTTCATCTGAAAACTTCAAATAGCTTTTGATTTCATTTTTCAGGAATTCATCGGAATATCCCATTTTTCTAAGCAGCTGTATCTGGTAGTCTGCAGATGATGTCATCGACTGTTCTATATCCAGATTGCTCTTGATTCTTCGGACGATGTCCAACATGATGTCTATTTCTAGGTTCCGGGCATTTCGTTCTATTTCTCTTGAAAGAGCTTCAATCTCACCTTGTGTCATAGGCTAGTCCTCTATTACATCCGCCTGTTGGACTACCATCTTTTTGGCTGTTTCCTCATCTTCGGCATAATGTTTCATTCGGTATTCCCACAACTGCATGGCTCCAAGGCTTACGTCTGCCCTGTCATTCTGGCGTTCTGTTTCATCATCCACCAGGATGCTATCCTTAAATGTGCAGTTGAACTCATATCCGCTATGGAGCTTGGCGTTGTAAAAAGCCAATGCATATACGAGATCTTCCAGACAGTCTTTCAGATTCTCCTGGATAGCTGACACCATGTTATATTTGCGTTTCTTGGCGATCTTGACTTCTGTTGCCGTTTTGTCTACGTCCGTTACATCAGAGAGATCTCCATAGCTCAGGGATACATTGAACTCCAGCTGCCTTAAGAACTGATTCAAGCCATTGATGATGCTGATATCTCGGAACTCTGGCGACCATTCTTTATACAGATCGCCATCGTCTCCGGCATCCAGATTCAGTCCTCTGTACAGACGCTTGTCCAGTTTTGGCGTTTCCAGTCTTCCCTCTTCTCCTACTATCGGTTGAAGAGCTGTAGTGGATACATTAATTGCCCTTTCACCAGATTCGAACTCCCACTTTAGCCTTGCATTCTGTGTATCTACACTCTCCAGCTGATCTATTCCACTTTCGAATATCGATACTCCGCACGGGCTTCTATCGATTTCATTCTTGATCGGGTTTCTGTAGTAACCAAAATCCGGCTTTTCCAGTCCAGCATAGGATATGGTCGCTGGGAGATTTTTCCATTCATCTATTGAGCTCAACGGGATTTCTCTTCCGATATCATCCTCTGATTTTGATATGTACGCATTATTTGTAATTGTAAGGATGTTATCTCTCAAAGAGTGTCTCTCTAGGCGATGGTAGTAATCTTCTCCCCGTTTCTGGTTTTCGACAAACACAACGTCAATCAGTCGTTCTCTTTCGTCGTAGGCAATCGGTACAAACCGATCTGCGGTAACATATTCTACTTTATCTCCGCCCAGCGGCTTAATGATCAGCGCCCCAAGTGCAAGCCCTGACTGCAGGTTCTCATTCAAATCTCGTGTTGCCATCTTGTATATCTGATCCAGTTCTTCCACGGAAATATTCGATTCCATTTCATCCAGGCAGATATTGGCGAACTCGGTACAGATACCTTGTTCCTTTCTAAGAGATTTTACATAGCCTTTGCACCAGGGTGCCATTCCGCTGTACATTCGCTGCCATAGCTCTATCCTTGTCTGCATCATACTTGATATACATGTTTCTATTTTCAGTGCCTGCTCTACATTTTTTGCCGGGAACATTCTGTTTATCACTCCCTTCACGAAGGCTTTTATTTCATCCAGCATTATTCGCCCCTCCGTTTCCATATTCTTTCTGTTGCATATCTTACAGCATCTATCATGTGGTCATTCCCATCCGGATATCCGGTGATGATATTTCCTTCTTTATCCCTTTCGTACTCATAATCCATGAACTCCTGTGCAGCTACCGGGCATCTTACATTGTCGATTATGATTTCTCTTAATGACTGCAGCCATTTATATGAGTACTCTCTGCTTCCAGGACCTTTTTCTGCTGCTCTGGCAAGCAAGCCGTAGCTTTTGTAGTCTCCTATCGACTTCTTTTCTGCACTATCGCAGGTAAGCAGATCGTTGCCTGTGATTCCCATCCTGATCAGTTCGTCTGCCGTCTGTCTGTTGCTTCTCTTATTACATGTGTATTCCTGCCATACGTACAATCTTAACCTCGCTCTGTCGTAATGAACCCTTGCAAATGCATACGGATCCGGGAACCATCCCCAGTCAATGCCATTTAACACATGGTCGAATCCTGATATCTCATCATTCGTTATTTCTCTGATCGTGATGTTGTCAAATACACTTCCTCCTGATCCATTGGCCACTCCTAAGTATTCATTTTCATACGCATCTGGGTTAGTTTCCTTTAAGAATTCTGCCTCTTCGATAAATGTCTTTCCGAGCCACTTCTTTGGTATGTCCAGATAGGTGCTTTCCGTAACCAGTCTGGTTTCTTTCGGGATCTTGATGTATTTGTTGGCCCAGTTGTTCAGGCTCTTTGGTGGGTTGAATGTTTTGAAGATGTATGCAGTATCTCCGCCTCGGATTACAGACTGTTCAATCTTTCTAACCGCTTCGGGACCCATAAACTGATCCAACTCTTCAAACCATAAGACTCCAATGTATCCGAACGGAACCTTGAATGACTTTACCTTGCCCGGATCATCCGCTCCTCTGAAGTAGATCTTTTGTCCGGTGCTTTTTCTCGTGATCTCCAATGGTGATACTGTACATTCAAACTCATCTTCCAGCCCTAGGGCCTCTATTGCCCATCTCGCTTGCTGATAGATGGAACTTCGCATCGTATCTCCTACCTGACGCATGATCACCGCATGTATCTGATCATTGCTCCTCAAAATGTCTCCTACAGCCAGGCTTACAAAGGATGATTTGGTACTGCCTCGGCCACCTGGGAAAACATATTCTGTGTGACGCTTTTCCTTGATGTCAAAAAGCACCGGAGCAAATACCGGAGCAACCATTGTTGCCGGAATGCCTTTGTATTCTTTTTCCGGAACGGGTTCCGGCTGCATCCTTTGGATGTCCGCCCGCGTCTTTTCAATCTTGGCGCGTTGCTCTTCCGTTGCGAGATTCATGTGATCTGCAAGCCACTGCAGGGCCTTCATCCGATCAGCCAGTTTAATGCCGGCTCCGTCTTTTCCCTGCTTCACCTCTGTCAAGATTGTTCCATCCACATCCAGAGAGTCTTTAAATTTCGCAGTGTTGACTATTCTTGTCAGTGTTTCTTCTTCTCCAGTCTCTTCATTTTTCACCTTGACCGGCCCGTACACTGCCATCACAGGGACTTCTTCTGTACCAAATTCCATGTAATCTGTGATATCCGCAAAAGCTATATCTATGTATTTTTGGAAGATATCAGCTTCCGATATCAGCTCTCTGTTCAGTCTGTTCTGTTTCAGTCGCTGGATTTCTTCTTTTACCCTAGCATTTCCTAGCATGCGGGGACCATTTACGGTAGCCGTTTCATAACTGCATTCATATGCTTTTTGATATGCTTTTGTGGCATTGAAGCATTTGACGTATAAAATACAAAAAAGCCTTTGCTTATCGTTTAAATCAGTGTTTTCAATTATCTGATCTATCACTTCTGCATTGGCTTTCTTTTTGATTTCACTTTTTCGTTTGGAACGTTCCGTATTTTTTCGGAGCGTTCCATTCATTTTTTCATCCCATTTATCTTTCGATTTCCATCCCCGGACAGTTCCTGCTGCCAGATTTAGTTGACTTGCAATCTCAACTAAATCGATCTCTCCCTTATGCTTTTTATATATTTCGAACGCTTTCTCCCTATTTGGATTTCGTGCCTTTGGCATTTCACCACCTTCAATTCTGATTTTATAATAAAAGACGGCCTCAGTCTTTAACTGCTGCCGCCCTTAGGGTGAGTATGTCCTTTTCAATTTTTGGACGCTACCACTATAACACACTTTTATGTGCCGTGAGTGGTGATGTTTTGCAAATTTTATATTTTTTTTGACATCAACCAGTAAAACTTCCTCCTTGCTCTATAGTATTTCTGATCACCACACGGCAACCCTTTGGCATCCCGAAGGTATATATAGGTCGCATAATCTGTGGTAACCCCTTCCAATAACCATTGATAAATGTCCGCATCTGCTTCTATCGCCGTCTGCTCAATTCGTTCACATTTTTCCAACAGCTCCGCACGTTTGATAGCCAGGCGTTCTGTTGCTGACGCCTGGCTCGGACTCCCCTTTCCTTCTTGGCCATATTGTATTGCTTTCACAGTATCTGTCATATTTTCAAGTTCTTCCCGCCATTCCGGATATTGCAGGCAATGATGGATAACTTCCAGATACCTGTGTTTGCTGATTCCATATTTGTCTTTATTGATTGGTCTTCTCTTCAACTCTATACTTCCTCCCCGTCCGTCTGTCCTTGATTGTTATAATGTCAAACCCGAACAGGCTTGCTATGTCCTGCAGATCGGTCAGTGCCCTGTGCATATGGTAGGGCATCTGGTTGTACCTGCGTACCGCCTTTTCTGCTGTCGAATCCTGGTAGCCTTCATGGTTCATAGTTCTCCTTTCTGTGCGATGTCGCACAATGAATTTTCTTAAGCACTCTATTATTTCCCCGGTTTGTCCGTTATGTATGTCCTTTCGGTTATTGCCATATCACAATTAATATACTTTTCAATTTTATCTACACAGCTCCTGCAGTACACATTCTCCGGACTATTCGCTTGTGTTAAAGTCTTCGACAGGTTATAGCAGAATTGCTCTGTAGTCGCTCCTGCTCTGTCACATTCAGCATTTATATTTATCTTGTAATACGTTGCTCCCGTCGGCATCCCACACCGTTTGCATGTTCTTTGTTTCGTCATATCTTCCTCTTTTTCTTCCGGCTCTTTCTTGTCATGCGTAATCTCACGCAGCTGCTCATCCGCACGTGCTGCCATTACACATGCGCTCCAAACTGTACACAGCACACAAATTATTACGACAACAAAAAATATTACTGTCCTATCCATTCATTTTCCTTTCAAGCAGATCCATGTACATACTCTTGTACACATCCCTCTCAGCTATCGCTCTGATATACTCTTTATCATTCCCATATCCTTTCTCACGCTCCAGTTCATTGTATCTTTCTGTCTCTTCTCTGAACTTCGCAAGAATTCTATCGGATGTTTCTTTTTCCTTTGCCAGTTGCTTCTCCAGCTGTTTAATCTTCTCCTGATCAGCAGTATTATTATTCTCCGTAATGCCAAGTGTCAGCATAATAGCTTCATCAACTTTTTGAATTTCTTCCTCTGTGCATGATCTAATATATTCTCCGATTCTGTCTGTATCCACCTTGAATATACGTTCACACAGTGCTATAGATGGTACTCGACACATCACCTCAACATGTGTCAGAAGTTGTTCATTTTCTTTTGTTGTCATTAATACTGCCTGCACAAATTCCGGATCTTGTTCAAGCCATGTGTCCGGTGATACTATAATCGCCGGTGTTTCTCCGGCTCTTCCATCATTCGCTATGTAAAAAATGTCTCCATGATATGTATTCATTGCTGTTGCCCCCCCCACATTCATAATTGCTTTATATGCTGTCGGATCACTATAACCAGATCCGTTTTTCTTCAGTTCGTTTTTGCCTGTTATCTGTCCTACCATAATGCTTTCCTCTTTCTTCCTTTCACATATACTGTGCATTCTGCTGCCGGCATACCTCTGCTATGCCTCTCTATTTCAATATAGCTACAGTTCCCAACCTGATCATGTCTTCCTCTGTAGATGCAGGTCTTACATAGGTGTCTATCCGCATTGGGACCGTCTTTTCCTTTGTTGTAGCCATCTTTCTTTCGTCTTCCCGGCTTTCTTCCGAGCATCTCTTCTCTGATTCCGGCCAGTCCGATATATTGAATATAATCTCGTACTTCCCAGTACTTTAATCCGGTAGTTTCTGCTATTTCTTTATTCGTTTTTTGTCGAGAACCATCTTTTTGATGATCTTCGCCTGTTCTGTGCTTACGTCTTTCAACGATGCTCCTTTCTCCGCCGACTGCTGCCGGCGGGAATTCTATGTTGACTGGTTATTCGTGATACAATGCCAGTTGGTGCTATTCTTTATATTTTTCTTCTATCTTCCGGAGCTGCTCTACGTGCCACAGTACCCTCTTCTTATCCCACCACTTTTCTATCTCCTTTGCTGTGTGCAGGACACATGGAAAAATCACAGGATGCAGGAATGCTGTTAGCCATATCCAGATGATCATGTTTCGTGTCATCTGCCTGCTCCTTTCATGAATTGGTTGTACATCCGTTTCTTCCAGCCTGTTTCTGGTGGTGCTGGTCCACGGTTATGTTCGGCCAGGGTTCTTATCAGATCTTCAAATTCTGCCGCCGCCTGTTCCGAAAGCTCTTCCTTCAGGTTGACGTTGCTCATCCAGCTGAATCCGTATTTTTTAAGAATATCTTTTCTTGTCATTACAATTTACCTATTACCTTTTTTCCTTCATCTGTCTGTTTCCATTCATCGTATTCGTCCCACGTGTCTTTTGTAATCACCTCATGCCAATCCCTTGGATGTTCCTGTAATATCTCCGGATGTTTCCGCTTTAAAAACTCTTTCATTCCAGGTGTTCCTAAAAATATCATTTTTTCTTTCTCCTCTCTTCTGTTTCCCATTTACACATGTTCCACCACTCACAGAATAAGCAGCATCCCAGGCATTGGTTTGTCCGTACCATATGGAACCAGTGTTTTAATTTTTCTTTTATCTCCATGTCATTCACCTCTTCTTATGCATCTCTGTTCCTCTCCTCTTATGTGTGCAAAAACGTATCAAAATCCAATTCATGTTCTCTAATTCTTTCTTTTTCGAACGGATAGCTTCCGTTCATCATTGCTTTTACATCTTGCAATTCCGCTATTAACGCATCTATGCTTTCTGTTCTTGTAAATGTCATGATAACTTCTGCCTGATCTGTATTCCAACCATCCTCAACTGGAACTCTTTCACCTATTTCATGTGGTTTTTGCGTGATACAACACAATGCTCCTATGTCACTGCTTAATGCTCCCGTCATTCTGATGTCGCCTGTTCCAAATTCCATCTTTGCTTTTCCTTTTATCATTTTTTCAAACCCCATTCCGATTTATAATCTCAATCGCTCTATCTAATGTGTCTCCAACGTTTTTGTAGATAGCATCTAGTCTCTCATCTCCTGTATTGGCTATTGTTAAGTAATATGCCAGTTTCAGGTCTTTCAGCTCTTCTGCGGCTTTTTCAGTATCGCGTACTGTAGGCTGGCGATCTATCAATTCGTGTACAGCGTTCACCATACTTGGTGGATAATCACCCAGCACAGTCATTCCAGCAATCTGCACTTTGAATTCGTCTGCGTCAATCAATCTCATTCTTGCCACACCTTTCATCATCAAATATGTTCTTAATCACTTCAAACCTGTAAAACTTTGTATCGCCTTCCCTTAATATTCTTGGGCATTTGCAACGTCCCTCTTCCATAGCTCCCAATGGATATCGGACGCAGTGCCAGCCTGTAACTTCTTCAATGACGGGGCAAAAGAGCGGGCGTGTAACAAGATTGAATTTTCCGAATACAACTTCCATCAGTTCTCCTGGATTTCCATCGCACATGAGAATGTCGTGTTCCCATATTTTCTTGCCTTTCCAGTCTTCTATACCCGTCCAGATACATACCGTAATTGGATCCACCTCATGTATCTCAAGGCCATCTGGTGACGGACTTGCAATGTATGATCCAACCGGTATAATATCTTTTCTCCAACTTTCTTCGTAGTGACGGGTTTTATCCGGCATGTTGAAATAGAATCCTTCTACCCACATGTCTTTATCTTTACACTTTGCTTTGAATAGAATATCTGTAACTATCATTCCTCTTTTTCAACTCCTTGTATAAAATTCCTTTCATAGCGTGCCATCCTTAGGTTTAGTTCAAATGCAGGGCTGTGTCGCAGTCCTAAAAGCACCATGATCTTGTATACCCTTCCGTCTAAGCATCTTTTATACCAATCTTTCCAGACATTGAATCGTAATTTCAAAATATCAGCTCCTTTCCAGATAATTTCTTCCGATTAGTGCTTCGAACTCTTCCCTTGTGTGGGTTTCTTCGTACTTCCTCTGGAAGATCCGGCATAACAGCTCTCTGGTCTCTCTGCAGTTATGTACGGCTCTTGGTCCGTCTTTGTGGTGTTCTCTGCATAAGTAGACTTTGAAGCCATTCTCTTCGCTTACCTGTCTTAGACCTCCACCGTAGAACACATGATGTTCTTCCGTGTACTGCTGCCGGCGGATGCCTTCCATTCTGCATAGAAAGCATTCGCCTTTCACTGTGTCCACGATCGGAGCTGGGTGGTGTTTCCTTTTTTTCTTCCTGGTTGGTTTCGGGAACATTAATTCACACATTCAATCTCATCTCCATTCCGATCAACCTCGGTTTCGAAGAATTCTTTCCAAAATGATTCCTTCGTCAAGACTCCGAAACTTACTCCCGGCATATTGCGGATAGCCTTTTCCATGGCTTTTCCCATGTATTCTGCTGCCGTATCGGCATCAACAGACGCTATGTATAATCTTCTTGTAGCGTATGCCGGCTTTACTTCTTCTGATTGGTCCTGTTGTTCCGGAACATTCATATCCGGCGGACAGTATTCAGGGAAATCTTTGACTAATTCTGTCTGCCCCGGAATCTGAGTTTCATCAGTATCTCCATGGCAAATCTCCGTTTTTACTTCCGCAGTTTCTTCTTCTGCAGATACTGCAGCGGAGTTAGGTGCTTCAGTTGTTTCTTTTGCCTCTTTTTGCGTCTGCGTAGTTCCTTTTCCCGAGCTCTCCTCTGCTGTCGGTTCATTTTCAGTGTGTTCGGCTTCTCTGCTTTTTTCTCCATCACAAACGTTACTCTCTGTGTCTGATAGTTCTGTTTCTTCTTTTGTTGTCTCATATGCTCCTTCAGCTCTGGTTTCTCCTGGCACCGATCTATCAGTTCCGGCTTCATCTTTCGGAGCACTTTCTCGATTTCCTGTATCGTTTGCATCATTTTCCCCTTCTGGATAATGTTTTTCTTTGTAATACGACTCTCCGTATACATTTTTATACGCTTCATTGATTGGTGTATCTATCCCGGCCGGATAGAACAGTGTCTCGAAGGCTCTTCCAAAATCTATGTATGTGTATTCCTGCTGTTCCCCTTGGTTCCGGTATGGCATTACCTTGATCTTGTCTACTGTCAGCATGACGTTGGCGCGCTCCAGCCGAATCATTTTGAACTTTGTCGGGTTGATGATCAGCAGGATGCTGACTGTTATGTCTTTTTCCGGTTCATCTTTTCTGAGCCAATCTGTCATTTTCTGAAATGCGTCTCTGTCTTCTTTCGAAAAATAGTGCTTTGCAAATTCTACCAGCCAGTTTGTTTCGGCCGGATCCGGCTGTGCGATGTCGCACAACTCCATCTGATCTGAATAGTTGTGTTCGGTTTCTCGGATAATCCCTTTTGCCTCTCGAATATCTCTTACTGTAGCATCTACCGGAATTGCTTCCTGTACGTCTTCCGGAAGTCCCAGCATTTCTGTGAGTTTACTGCTGCCATATCCGGACCATTTCAGATCGATCTCCGGAGAATATCCGTCTTTGCTATATTTCTGGTTGATCTCCATGAATCTGCTGGCCGTTGATCTGCCGATTCCGAATGTATCCTTGGCATATTCGTAGATTGTTTTGTACCCTTTCTGCTTGTAGAGCATGGTTTCATCCGTCTTTCTCAGGTAATAACCGACACTTACAAATCCTTCTGCAATATCATTCAGCTGGTTTTTGATGATGTCTGTCATGTCATCGATATTATCGATCACTGCCTTTACTTCATAATCCATTTAGCTCGCCTTCCTTTCTGCTTTTCTTATGTTTTTCTTGAATACCTTCATGAATTCTTCTACGTCTTCTGATGGAGCTACGTTATACTTTCCACGGACCTGTATTACTTCATTGTCCTTCACTTCTACGGTGTAGTAACTTTTGTCTTGTTCTTCTTTTTTTTCTGATGAACAGGATGCAAGTTTCTCCGGCTACCATCCGGTCCATATAGGTTGCTACACAGTGGTGTTGTGCATTTCCTTCTTTTCTGATCTCGTGTGCGCATTTAGGAAGTCTTATCAGCAGTTGTTCTGTCTCCATCTCATATCTTGTCCAGCCTTTGCGTTTTATAGTTCTTTTTAGCTTCCGGTCTTTTTTATCATCCGATTCCTTTTCAAGCTCTGCTTTCCTTTCGTTTTGTTCTTCTGTCAGCTGGTCATGTCGCTCTTTTAGGTTCTTTGGGTATAGGATCCAATCATCGTCCAGATTGTATCCTAGTCCTGCTGCCAGTTGCAGGTAATCATGGTAGTCGTTTACCTCCTGGTTCCTCATGGCATACGGACCTTCGCTTTTTAATCCTTCTATGTACTTCAGCATCTTATGTGGTGTTGAGTGCCTCATATAAATAGCAAAGTTCCTTGCGTACTGTGACATTTTCTGTATTTGTTCCCAGGTTGCCCTTATACCCACATCCTGGCATTGCTCTGTTACCTCGTATTCTCTCCATGTCGGGTCTTTATCCCTGATCAGGTTGTAATATTCCCCAGTTAATCCTAAAACTTTCTTTACGCGCTTTTGATATAGGTCAATTGGTGCTCTGCTTCCGTAACTTATACATGAGTTTGTCAGGTTATAGAATTCGGCTTTGATTAATTTCTCAATACCTGTGTATTCTTTTGCTTTATCAATAAAATCTTGCTGGTAGAATTCTATTCCTGTGTGGGCAAACTCCGGCATCCCTGAGTATTCAAGTTTACTGCCCTTCAAAATCTTTCTTAAATTTCTCGGGTATAATCGGCATCGTTCCTCTTCTTTTCTGCCTCCATATGCACTTAAGTACTCATATCCATTGCACCATCTGATTTTATTTGTCGTCTTATATCGGTGGTAAGAATAAATCGCCTGCCGGTTCCATTGTTCATTGTAGGTGATGCGGATTTTTTCGGACATTCCGCCATAACTTCTTGTCCCCTGTTCTATCAACTGGTTCAAAGCAAAGAACCTCAGCACGTATCCTCCCTGGATTTTCTGTATCAATGCTGCATACTCCCAGTCGTGTATCCGGCCTTTTTTCTTGTAAGTTCTATACTGTACTTTCCGCTTGCATCCCGGGCACGTTCCTTCTTTCCCGTATTTGGGTTGTTCTTTCAGTTCATGATGCTTTCCGCAGCAAGTGCATAGACCAATTCGTTTTCCGTATTCGTAATACATATATTGCGGTACCGCATCCGTGAACGCCCATTTTTCAAAATCTTTCGGTATGTCCGGAATCAGCTGCATGGCGGCATCTATAACCTCCGTCTCTCTCCGGTGTTTTTCGTACTGCTGCCACTCCAGTACAGCGGAGTTGATATCCTGTTTCTCACTTCCTGTAAAATCTACAATTAGCTTTCTGTCGTGTTCCTTGTACCAGTACGTACCATATGCAGCCTTTTCTTCCTCTGATTTTTCACGAAAGTCCCATAAATGTTCTATATTTGCAGTTCTCCACTTTTCTGCTTCTGTTTCCCAGGTATCATATTTTCCATCGTGTAAAAATACACGGTATGTCGGCTCATTCTCTCCGGATACGATCCTGCCCCATGTGAATATCGCAATCTCCAGTACGCCGCCTGTCTTTTTTGCCCGGTAGTACTTTTGGTACTTCGGTCCTACAATGTTTGGGGTTCTCCAATAACTGTATGTCCTGGTTTCTTCTGCCGCTTTGCGCATTTCTTCCGTGACCTTCATCACCGGAAGCTTCAGGAGCTCTTTCTTTTGCATTTTTACGCCTCCTTGAAATAGTCTTTCGCCCAGTTAAATACCGTCATGTCTGCTACATAATGTTTCCCGGTATCTTTCTGGATCTTCTTGCAATTGGCTTCAATCTTCTTCATGCATTCCTGTACAGATTTTGTGCGATGTCGCACACGCACCGCAAAATCTTCATTCGTGCATTCCGCTTTCAGGAAGTCAATAATCGGCTCGACCGGGATCTGGTTGTTTTTGTACTCTGCTGCTTCTATATCCAGTTTTCCCATAGCTGCAGTCATTGGATCTGTAAACTCTTCTCCGTTTTCTATGAACATATCGGCAAAAAAATCTGGAATCCCGTTTTCCTTTGCCAGTAACTTTATACGATCATTGTCTCCTTCTTCTCTTAATCCTTTTGCACACGCATTCAATTCTTCCGTGTCCATCTGACCAAATACTTTATACATCTATGTTTCCTCCATCATTTTTCTAATTTCATCACTATATGTGTGCCGCCCTCTCTCTGTTTTGATCAGATGCCCTTGCATCTTTTTCCAGAGTATCTGCCAGCCCTCTGCTACAGGTTTCTCTTTTGCGGTCTTGAATCCATTCCCGGCCCATCCCGGTAAGAAAATATCGATAATGTTCACTACATAGGTATCTTCGCAGTGAATGTGGACCTCGCAGGACTGGTTTAAGCGGCTCAGAGCTTCTGTGATTGCTTTTACTTCTGTCTCATGCCGTGTGCCTTTTAGATGTCCGGTATCTTGGATTTTTCCAATTCCCCCGGACTTCTTGGCGCACGTACATACGAATCCGTATTTTCCCATGGTTTTACTATTGGAACTGGATTTTACAGCTGTGTAAATATCTACTCTAAACATGTTCTTTCATTGCCTCTTTGATATTCTGCAGTGTTTGGTTCGACTCTTTCATCTCCAGTGTTGCTCTCTTCACGGATCCAATCAGCAGTTCCGGAATAGTGGCTGGTAAAAGTTCTTCTCCATAGAGTTCTTCCATTAACTGGTTGTACTGTTCGTATTCTTTTTTTAACTCACTGCAGGCTCTCCGTAGTACAATCTGTTCTGCTCCTTTTTTGGTATTCAATATTTTATCGATCTGGTCTTGCCTTTTTGCTATCTCGCCATCGATCGCACACCAGATCAGTGCTGCTCTGTCCGGTATAATCTTATGTACGCCCGGATAGTATTCTCTCAAAGTTTCATTTAACTCTTCTGATACTTTCACAAGTTCAGTCAGCTTGTTTTCGCTTGCTCCATCTAATATCAACATCTTTTAAATCCTCCTATCCAATTTAATCATTGCGTAATACCGGTATTTGTATCCAGTGAATTTATTTGTTCCTTCATAGTAAGTATCTTTATCCAGGTAATAACCTTTCCTGTCTTTTACCTCACGCCACTGTACAAAGCGTTCTTCTTTTGGCTCCTTTAGAGGCATGTTCCGGGACGCATGGTAGCTTGTTTCTCTCAAGTGTTCACCGTAGCGTTCGCACGTCTCTGGCGTTTTCGTGATGTATCCGGCCAGATCTTTGAAGTCGCCCGCCTCGTGCAGATGCTTAAAGGTCACGGCTCCGTGTTCCCAAGCGTCTTTTATGAATACGTCTGCATCCGCTATCCGGTTTATGACTATATGTACGTGCCATGCTCCTTTGGTCCCTACTTCGATATTCGCCATCCACCGCATAGTTTGTCCGGCTTTTTTGTATTTCTCCCTTACCCGGCGCATTGCCTTCGACAGATCTTTCTTTGCTGTATCCATATCCGGTGGACGTTCATTCTTTTTATATGTCAGTAGGACCATGTAATCATTCTTCTTGAACCAGGTCTTTAACTTATGCCTTACTTTTCTTTCCCGGTTCCATTGATTCCGGTAACGGATCGCTTCTTCCGTTAACTTCCTCTTCTTCCCTCTTTTCTTTCCAGGTGCTCCATACTTGCCATCCAGATATTCATATACCTCTATGGAATTTTTGAATGTGTATATAATCCTCTTGTATCTCTTTACCATCCACCTGTATGTCCTATCTTTAATATTCTTAACAAGTGATAAAAGCGGGCGGAAATGCCCGTATTTCTTGACTTTTTCGCCCGCCGATGGTATTATAATTTTGACTTATATTTTCGGTAGGCGAAGAAGTCTTGAGGTACATCATCCGCATAATGATGTGCCTTATTTTTTTACTCACTTGTATCATGTTTGCTCGCTCCCTTAAGTTATAGCGTAGAAATTAGCCACGCAGGCGGCCAGCGCTACAATTAACAGCAGCTCCACAATGATCATCATTCTCCATATCCATGTTTTCAGGGATTCACATTCATCTTCCAGACGCTTGATCTGTAGTTTTGCATATATCGGTGTTTCCGGTTTTAATTTCATCACAGCACACTCACTCCCTTGTTAAGATCTACAAATATATAGGCTCCGGCCGCTTTCATATCAAACGGTGGTACATATTTTTTCAGGTTCTTGTCTTCCAGACGTGTATGGTACTTCTCATAGTCGGCATATACGGCCACACTTACCAGGTTGTCCAATACTGCGTACTGGTTGTATCTGTCACCGATCAGGGCTTCAATACCTTTAACTCTCCGGTAAACCGTCTGAGTCGTTACCCCGAAGAGAGCTGCAAGGTTCTTTCTGTTTGCATACATGTTTTATCACTCCTTTATGCTGGTTCTTTTTCCTGTTTATCCATGTCCGCTCTGATCTTCAGGATCTCCATGTTGCTCTTCGCGATCATGAACGCCTGTGGATCATGTGTTGCCAGATGTTTGGCTGTTTCTACCATTTCAGCGATTTCTTTCTTTTCTTTTTCACTCATTGCTTTTCTCACCTCGCATTCTTTCATTGATTTTCTTTTTCTGCTCCCTTATACTTTTATGTACAGGTACTTTCATGCCGAGTAATTTGTAAGGGATTTCACGATATGTTAAGAATAATATTGATCGTTTTAGCAGTCTTGTACGTCGTTAAAATATTTTCTGTTATCAGCAGAATCATCCAAGCAACTTCCTGTATACGAAAGCTCCAGAAATTTTTATGCTCAACTTCCCCATCCCGCTATTCACTTCTGGGAAATCGCTATCAGCGATATTTGAAGGTCGTACTACGCATTTACCCTCGGATATGCAAACTATGTCCTTGGTCTTCATCTCAGCTTTCTTATGGTAAAACTGACTATGAAAACTACTTTGCTTCCAGAGACCTGTGTAATCGACTTTGTATGAAGAGAAATTTTTTAGTGCAGGAATTAATTGATTCACTAAATCCAGTTAGTGTTTTTAAATTCTTGTTATCATTTCCAAGTGCTTTATTGGGCTCCATTGGTATAAATACCAAGCCTTCGTCTAAGAAGCTTCTGAACCTCATTGGTTGGATTATTGCTTTCCTACTGGATGCATACAAGCCTGAAATCAAATCTGTAATCAACTACCTTTTATCATTTCTGTAATGCACAAAAACAGCAGCATATAAAAGCAACATCGTTCATATCGATCTAAGTTCAAGCTTAAAATTTTTGAAAAAAGTTCGTTCAATATCATCGTAGTAACAACAGCTACCGGCATAATTTTGCTATCTTTGTTTTTCACAACCATCACCTGCTCTTTCCGACCTGCCATCATCAGACACCGGGCGGTCATCCCCAGTGTGACGGTCATTACTGACCGTTTCGGCTTTTTATTCGAACGCTATTCCTTCCATTTCTTTTCTACGTTTTTCTTTCCATGTTTCAACATACTTTCTGGCCAGTTTTTTCGTCTCCTTGTCTTTGATGTCACCCAGCACTTCGTCGAATGCTTTTTCCATCAAGCCGAATTTCTGATCTGAGCTTCAAATTATAATTAATAGTTTGAAGCTCTTTTCGTATTCCAGTGAGTTCCTTCCGTATTTCTGTAATCTCATGAAATATTCTTTTAATCATCTTTCTTTCTCACCTCACATTACATTAGTTTGTTGATATACTGCAATTATATGTTGATTATCATCTCTTGTCAAGAGTTTTTGTTGATTATCAACATTTTGTATTGAATTGCGCTTTCCGTTGTGCTATGATGAACCCAGAATGAAAGGAGGTGCACTGATGAACGAGCGTATCAAGGCCCTAAGAAAAGAGCTGAATCTTACACAACAAGAATTTGCTGACAGATTAGGAACATCTCGTGGAAACATTGGTTCATATGAAGTTGGAAAAAGTGCTCCTAGTGATGCAGTAATCTCTCTCATATGTAAAACTTTTCGCGTCAATGAGGACTGGCTCCGAAACGGAGGAGATAGCGATAAGATGTTTATTGAGCTTTCGCCAATGCAGGAAGTCGGTTATTATGTTGAAGATCTGTTGGAATACAATGGAAACGGGAATGCATTTTACGATGCGATCATCGAAATGATGAAGACCTATCATTCCCTCGATGATAAATCTAAGACTGTGATACGTGAGTATTTCAAGAACGTAGCAGATGGTATAAAGAATAAAGAGGAAAAGGCTTAAAGCCTCCCCCTCTTTTCTAAATACCTGTATAGGATAGCGTAGAGTTGCTGGATTATTTTGTGATCAGAATCATCCAGTTTTGATAATAAGATTTTTAATTCTTTCATATGTATCGCACCTCCGCTCTGTGAACATTTGTTCGAATTGTTCTGAATCAATAATACAACTTATGCATTTTAAAATCAATATGTTATTCGAACATTCGTTCTTATTGTAAGAATCTTATTGTCCTTCTACATATAAAACACCTACAAATTATAAAACTGGCGCGTTTTTGAAATTTGTCCGAGTTCTCGGACACTTATTTATAATCTGATTCGAACAGGTCGGTGATGTGGACTTTTAGTCCCTTTGCCAATAGCTCCATGGTATCTAACCGCGGTATTCGCCCTCTGGACACTATGTCCGACACGGTTGATTTCGGGACGCCTGTAAGAATAGATACTTGGCGGATTGTTAAGTTTTTCTTATCCATTAGTTCGTCGAGTAATATTTTCATACATTAAGTATGTGTATTTCCGTCATTGTTATACTTGTAATTTTATGTAATAAAAATGAAGGTAGGAAAAATTATGAAAAAGAAACTGCTTTCCATATTTCTGGTTTTCGCAGTGATTTTATCATTTGCTGCATGCGGCAAATCTGATAAGTCATCTGCCGCTCAGACAACCTATGATATGGATGATTTTGGTGTTTTATACACCAAGACGCAAAAAATGTTTGCAAAAGAAAGTGCTGATTTTACTATGAAGGAATTGTCCAGTGACAAGGCTTATTCTCTTTACAAAAAATGTTCAAGCAAAACCGGGCTTCCTTTTAATCAGAAAATTACTTTAACTGGCTTTAAAAGTGAATCTGATGTTGGCTTTACAATCGAATCTTCCAACGGTAAACACGCGTTTCCTTGTTACTTCAAGGATGGGGATCCTAATTTAAGTATGTTTATTGGTTCAGGAGACCAAATTACTGTTACCGGTACAATTTCTAAAGACTATAAGTCATATGGTGTGCTCAGTGATTGCAAGGTCACATCTCCTAAAAACATTACACCGAAATTCAATGATAACATAGATGATGTTATTGATAGCGACTCTACTTGTAGTGTTATTGAGGGAACCGTTTCCGATGTCGTTTCCTTGAACGATTTCGAAAATATGATCGACACAATGGGGATGTCGGAATATGAGCACGAGGATTACTATTTCGATAACGTTTTATACTTAACTACCGATGATCATCTTATTTTTGTATTTTATGATCCTAAAATCACCGGTGAAGTCAAAGCTGGCGATAAGATTGCTACTTTAGGTTCTGTAGACCCTCTGTTTGAATTGCAAAAAGCAGATGGAACAAGTCAAACCATGTGGGGGCTCGTCGGAAATGTTTATGATATATACGTCTTCGATAATTAATCAAACCAGAATATATGATTTATAGTTTTACCAAACTTTAATTATAGGAGAATATATGAAATATTTATTTGAAAGTAAGAAAGCTTTGGATATGTACTATGAACTTATAAAGGATCTTGGTGTAGATGCCGAGCCAAACGAACAAAACGATTGCGTCTATATCACAGAAAAATTCATGAGCGAATGTTTCAAAGTGTACTTATCAAAATATACAAGTTAATATAAAAGGCCTCAGTGCTACCAACACCAAGGCCACTCAGATAAATATTATACAGTGCTGGGCACGTACAATACTCCATCAACAAGAATATTGTACCACATTTTTCCAGCATCTGTATAGGTGTTATTTTTATACTCATTTTTAGATATTTAGGAGGAAATTATGTGGACAGAACAATTATCTAACGGAAATGTGAAATTTGTAGAACGTTACACTGATCCGTTGACTCTTGAACTTCACCGGGTATCTTGTACTATGGCAAAAGATACCAACAGCACCCGGAAGCAGGCGCAGGCTATCCTGAATGAAAAGATTGAGAAGAAATTAGAGAAGATTTCAATGTCTGCTGCCGTCCGTAAGGAAAAATTGCGGCTCGGCCAGCTCTGCACTATGTATAATACTTTTCAGAAAACGGCACGTGCTCCCTCTACTTATTCCCGGAATTTGCACGCCTGCAACTCGCTGTGTCGTATACTCGGCGAAGATACACTGGTGTCGCAATTAACTGCCGGTTACGTCAACGAAAAGCTGGCCGAACAGAATGAAGCTGTCGGGACAACTAACGAGCGGATCACTCGTTTCAAAGCCCTGATCCGTTGGGGATATGAAAATGATTATATTGCGGACATCGCTTGGATTAATAAAATCAGAAAAGAAAAAGATATCAAAAAGAAAGAAAAGCTGGAGGATAAATATCTGGAGCGTGAAGAGCTGCAGACTCTATTGAATAATCTCACTGTCCCACGTTGGAGAATGCTTGCTTCTTTCGCTGCTCTCTCCGGTCTTCGCGTCGGTGAGATCATCGCACTGCACGATTCAGATGTGAATCTGGACAAAAGAATCATATCAGTTACTAAAAACTATGATTCCAATAATAAGGTTATCGGATATACCAAGACATCTTGCTCCTACCGGGAAGTATACATTCAAGACGAGCTTCTCACATTGTGCCGGCAAATAAGATTCTTCATTAAAAAAGAGCAGTTGCTCACCGGCGTTCGCAGTCCTCTCTTTATCCCGGATGTATCCGGAGATCATGTGCATTACTGGGCATACAATAAATGTCTGAAGGAGACCGCCCACCGGGTGCTGAACAAAGACGTCGAGATTACAACTCATGTTCTGCGTCATACTCATGTCGCACTTATGGCAGAACAGCTCGTTCCTCTTGAAGTCATTTCCCGCAGGATCGGGCACGCAGACAGTAAAGTCACCAGGGAGATATACTTCCATATAACCAAGAAAATGCGCGAAAGGGATAATCAGCTGATCCGGAATGTTAAGATATTATAG